GTCTTTCGATCTTTGATTGTAGGGATTGAAACTGCTTCTCGCGTCCCGGTATCGTCGGGGTCAGTATTGATAGGATCATGTGGTTTCTTTCTGAAAATTGCGTCGTAGTTGTTTCGGTATGCCGGTGCATCGCCCAGCCGGTGCCAATCGCCTTTGTGACTCATGACTTAAGTTTTTCGTAGGTTGCCAGCCCAGATTCGTAGTTTGCGGGCGCGTTGCTGCGGGCATACGTCTCATCCATCTCGGCAAGTCCGAATGCCGGGTGCATGTGCTCGATCACAATGTCCTTCGCCTCGATTACTACGCCGTCGGCGTATGCGCGGTCGGTGAAATAGTTGTCGGAGAACATGCTGAAAAACTCAGGGTGGAAGAGGTGACCTTGCTGTTTGTAGCGGGCGCGGGTCAGGATCGCCATGCAGAGCAGGTTGTCGGTGCGGTGTCCGTCCGATACTGCTAAGACAGCCGGTTTGGATGTGTCACCCATCGCCTTGAGGATGAGCTTGTCCCAGTGCATAGGCGGCTGCCAGTCGTCACTGAGTTGGATGAGAATTTTGCCCTTGGAAAACTTCGCCGCTTCGTTCCATGCAGCGACCGGCCCAGCACCCGGGTTCATGACGTGGCGGCAGGTGATGAATGGCCCGATTGTCTCATCGTCGGGATCAAGCGCGAAGATGTGCTCGATTGCGTCGGGGTCTGCTGCCCTGTCAAGCCATGTCGCCCGTGCCTTGTAGGCCATTGCCGGTCTGCCGCGCGTGGCGTGCAAAAGGCTAATCTTGGCGCCGTGCCGTGCAAAGTGGTTTGCTTCGATAGCGTCTGCCTCCTCGTTGCGTTCGTTCGCCCGCAGGCACATGCCGCGCACTTGCACGCCCTGCCAGCCATAGAACTTCTTCCGGCTGTTCCACCACCAAGCGGTGGGTGTCGGTAGGCAGTTCATCACCTCCGACCAGCTGAGGGCGAGCGCGAACTGGTTGGCTTTAAGTGCCTCCATCGCTAGCTCGGCGTAGGCTTCGCGACGGTCGGGTGAAACGGCGATGGCTTGCAGGTAGAGCTGCGAACGGGTGGCTGCGTCCGGCACCATCTGACCCATGACGAGAAACGCCTCGTAGCGCTCCGGCTGCCCTGCGTCGGGTGCCATGCAGAGCTTGGCCGCGGTTGCGCTCGCCTCCTCAATCTGACCCAGCGCACGCTCGCTCTGCATCGTGTAAAATAGCTGGCTGCTTGTGATCTCGTCCTCGGGGATCGACCGCAGGATCCGTAGGTTCCGCTCGTCACTGGATGACTTGCGCTTGCCGTGCGGGAGGTGCAGTATCTGCACCTTGTCGAAACGAGCCATAGGAACGTCAGGGGCGAACTTGAGCGATTCATGGATGGGGTTGTGCCACCGCGCTGCCCCTCGCCTCCAGAGGCGTTCTCGATGCAGTGTGATGCCATCGTCGGGGACAGCATAGGGCATGAGCACGCCTTGGATGTCGTCACCGAGCTGCGGCAGCATTTTGCGGATCGTAAGGCAGTCCTCCGGCGTGATGGTGTCGTCGGTATCCGCCCACATGAGCCAGTCGCCGGTGGCGAGGTCAAGGGCAACGTTGCGGGCTGCCGCGAAGTCATCGACGTGCGGCCAGTCGGACTGGTCAGGCCAGTTGTGGACGTTGAGATACTCGCCGATGATGCAGCCGCTCTGCATGGCGATCTCCAGCGTGTTATCTGGCTCTTGGTTGCCGATTGCCCTCACCACGATGATCTCGTCGGCGATCTTCTCGAAGTGATCGAGGAAACGGGTGATGTAGTTTTCGGCGTTGCCGGTGATGACGCAAAGGCTCAGTTTGTTTTTCATAATTTGTAGGGGTGATGTAATGCAGGCGGGCGGAGGTCACAAGGGGAATCATTCCATCTGGCTGAGGATCGCGTAAAGCTCCTTGCGGGTGAACTCGACGCCGTTGATGATTGCCCGATGGCCGCGAATCTTCCACGGCCTGTCCACGGATTCCTTCTTGTCGCTGGCGCGGTGGGATGCCTGCTGCACGAGGAACGCTTTCTGCTCACCCTCCGTGCGGATGCGTCCAGGTGCAAAGACCTGCGCGGCCTGCTCCTTGGTCATGTCCTTGGCCTTGACCAGCAGAACGTCCGTGCCGTCGGCAGTGTGGACGATCACCGGCACCGGCTCCTCGATGTATCGCTCTTGCAGCGAGAAGGGCAGTTTCTGGAGCTTGGCGAACCCCGGCGAGGCAGTCAGCAGGAGCTGCGGGTGGAGAGTCTTGCGTCCCATCTGCTCGAACCGTCCGAGTATGCCAGCGTTGATCTGCGGGCATTGCTGGATGATGTAGTCGTAAACGTAGGGATCTTGCTCGACCATCTGAACGAGGATTTCCCCTGCGGTGATCCACTCCTCCACGCCACGGCGGAAGTGAGTGATGAATGCGTCGATTTGTGCCTGTTGGTTTGTCAGTGTTGTTGTCATGTTGTTTTCTTGTTTGGTTTTCCTATTGCTTCGGAAATCTGTTGTGCGGCTCCGACCATCACGAAGAACTGGTCAGCGGCGTCTTGCTGGCGGATAGCTGCGCGATACTTGCGGTAATAGTTAGGGTTGGCTTCGCGATACTTGCGTTGTTTATCCGTAACCTTCTCAGGGTTAGCTGCGCGATACTTGCGTTGTTTCTCAGCAAACTTCTCAACGTTGGCTGCGTAATGCTTGCGTTGACTCTCCGCAACTTTTTCAGGATTGGATGCACGCCACTTGCGTTCTCCCTCAGTAACTTTTTCAGGATTGGATGCACGCCACTTGCGTTGGTTATCCGCAACTTTTTCAGGGTTCTTTTTACGGTTGGCTGCTGCCCACTTGCGCAAATACTCACGCCTTTTCTCCAGCCAATCCTCCTGCTGCTCGGGTGTCCATGTGTTGAATGCTTTCGGCCTCGACATGCCGTGAAAACTAGGCAATGCCCACTCACCTGTAAAGCCCTTTTTTCCCACAAAAAAACCGCCAGCCCCTTGCGAGGCTGACGGCTGAGACACAACCGAGGGAGATTAGGCTGGGATGGTGACCAGGGCGAGGCCGAGGGTCAGTGCAGGAGTAAATCCGAACAAGCACTCAAAGTTAGCGAAGTGCTTACCTGTCGAGGTGTTGTAGTGGCGGCGATAGCCCATCGTGATGCCGTTGCTCGCGGTCACTTGCTCGGCGGCGAGATACTCACCGGCGGCTTGTGGCTCAAGGTAACGCATTGCGATTGCGATGGAGTCAGGATGTGCAACAAATCCGCCGAGCTTTGTGAGAGCATTGGCTGGGATGATGTTCGACTCATAGATCGACATTCCGAGAAGGCGTGGAATCTGACCTTCGCGCACCGCTTCGGCACCGCCGTAGTTGAGTGCTTGGGCAACACCAGACGAGGTAAGCAGGCCGGTGTAAATCTCGCTGTCCGAGATGAAGCTGAGGCGATCGGTAGGCACGTTGCGCTGGGCAAGTGCTTTGCGAAGTGCGCCCATCTGAGTAATGGTGTAATTCGCGCCGGCGGTCGTGAGGATCGCAGCACCAAAGTTTGCGACCGTGATCGCAGAGAAGATGTCTTGCAGCACGATGCGAGCAAGGGACTCACCGGCTTGGATGGCCAGGTTGTCCATTACAGCTGCGGAGCTGTTTGCAACTTGAACATCGGTCAAGTCAATCGACGCGATGCGATGGTTGTTGATCGATACAGTTGCAAAAGTAATTGCACCGCCACCAGTCTCATAGGATTGGTTGAAGGTAGTTGCAGTAATGCCGCGGATGAGCGGAGCGAGGATAGCATCACCTTTGCGTCGAGCGTCTCCGCTGAAGTCACGAGTGAATGCATTGAGGGGTGAGAGCTTTGCCACGAACGCCTGTAGGGCGATCTGGGTAAAGATTTTGTCGTTGATTGCGATAGTTGCCATAATGGTTCGTTAGTTGAGAGTTTAAATTTGGTTAGACTGCGTAGCGGTTTTTGTCGGAAAGAATGTCTGCTTTGTGCAAGGCGAAGTATTCGGCAGCCTCGGCTGGGTTCATGGAAGCCATGGCCTTGAGGTGGCTGACGGGTGGCTCGCCGTTGTCGCCGGTGAGGGCGACTGGGGCGGGGTGGCCGGAGCTAGCAAGCAGTTCGGCAGCGCGTGCGCTGACTTTTGCCTCGGTAACTTTGGTTTCTTTTTCAAGCTCCTCGACTTTGGTTTCCAGCTCTTCGGCTTTCTTTTCAAGCTCCTCGACTTTCTCAGTCACCTCGACTGCCTTCTCTTGCTCGGTGGCAAGCTCGGCGCGGAGCTGAGTGATTGTCTCGGCATGGCCGCTAAGTTCTTCGATGAGTGCGTGGGCTGTGGTCAGGTCGGCACGGAGAGAATCGTTTTCAGCGATGGCCGATTCGATCTTGAGTGCTTCGTCGTTACCGGGGAATAGTTTAGAGAGTATGCTCATGCCCTTGGCTGGCTTGTCAAATTGCACGATCTCATCCGCGAACTTGCGATCCATGGCTTCGGCTGCGCCCATCCATGTTTCGGCTTTCATCAGCTTTCGCATTTCGTCGGGATCACCGCCGGTGCGCTTGGCATAGATCGCGGCGATTTCGATGGATATTTCCTCCAGCAATTTCGCAGCGCGGGCGTGATCTTCACTATCACCGGCGATTGCTTGGCTGGCTTCGTGAATCATAATGCGCCCGCCCTCGACGATCCGCACCTTGTTGGCGGCCATGAGGATGACGCTGCCCATCGAGGCTGCCAGCGTGTTGACTGTGGCGATGATCTCGACGCCGCGTCCGCGCATCTGCATGAGTGAGTTGTAAACGCGGTAGCCGTCGAGCACCGATCCGCCTGGCGAGTTAATCTCGATCTCCAGCGTCTCAAGTGCATCGTCGGCAGAGCATTGTAGGGTGCCGACCGTCATGTTTTCGGCGACGGCCTTCTGACCGTAGCTGCGCTCGATGTCGGCGATCAGGTCATCTGCGCTCCATGGCGTGACGGCATCATTAAGCCGCACCTTTGCGACACGGTTTTCGATTGTGAGTAGTTTCATTGGGGGTCTTGTGGTGAGGTGGGTGCCATTTCGTTCGGGGTGAGCATGGACATCTCGCGATCGTCAACGTCCACGCCGTAAAGCGTCGCCGCGTCGCGGGCGGCCAGTTTCCGCAGCGCGACTTCCTGCGCTCGCTCGGTGTAGTGAGCCTCCAAGGTCTTGCCGCGCATGCTGACGATGTCCCGCAGGTTGGCCGCGCCCATTTTCCAAAGTGCTTCCAGCTCCTTGGTGATTCGTCCGTCGTCAATCGTGAGCTTCGGCGGGGTCGAGAACTCCCATTGATACCAGTCGGGGGACTGCGGCAGGTCGCCGCGCTTCATGGCCTTGGAAATGGCATAACCGCAGAGCCGCTTGGCTGCGTAGAAAAGCAGGTCTTGCCGATCCTCGACGGAGCGTTGAGCCATGGCAATCTCGGTGCGCTGGGCGGTGCCGCCACCGGCTGCGTGGCCTTCATAGAGTGCCATCGGCCAGTTAAGTCCGGCGAACGCACCTTTCAGCAGGCGGTTGTGGAAATCGAGGAATGGGTTGCCAGGGCGATTGTTGACGAGCGTCTCGATCTTGCCGCCGCTGTTGCTGCGGAAGTAGCGGACAGTGCCGCCGTCAAGTGACTCGACGGTCATGCCTTTACATGATGCGGTGTCGCCGATCAGCGCGTTGTATGGATCGTCTAGGTCTGGGCCGCCGGTGTCGTTGTATTCAACAAGCGAGATGGAAGACATTTGCAGCATCGCCAAGCGCTCCCACTCGGTGCTCTGGATCATGTCCCGGCAATCGTTGATGCAATGCGTCAGCGCGGTCAGCCCGCGGGCTTGGTATTGATACTCGGGATCAAACAGGTGGATGACGTTCTGCGCCGGTAGCCATTGGTCAAGCTCGCCGCGCTTGTCGCAGAACGCATATTCCTTGGCCTCGCCGCTTGCGAAGTAGGTGATGCCGTCTTGCAACATCCCGCCGCGATACGGTTGCCCGTCGCTGTATCCGCGCGGGGTGGCGATCCGATGTGATGGGATACCCTGATATTGCGGAAAGCCGGTGGCTGTCTCGGTGAGCAGGATAAAGATTTCACCGTCCACGTCGATGCTGGTCGAGAATCCGAAGAGGTTGGTTTTTAGATCATGCATCCCGCCGCGCCCGTCGCCGATGGGGTAAAAGCTGTCGGTCAGGAACTTGGTGGCCATCTTACCGAACTCTGCATCGTTGCCTGCGTAGATCGGCACGAACGCTCGCCCGACGGTGTACATGCCCCTTTGATTGATGGCGTTTTTGATCGGTCCGAAGTTCAGGTAAATCCGGCGGGCATGGCTCTGCAAGGTCACGCGATCCATTGCAGGCACCAGGTCGCTGATGTCTTTTTTTTCAACCGGCTGATAGGGGCGATAGCGCGTGTCTTGTGCCGCCCGTGCTGCCTTGTAGCTGATCTGTCTGCCAAATTCGTCGATTATTGCCATGGTGTTCTCGTGTTAAAATCGACCGAGCGAGCGGCTGGAGCTAGGCACGAAGCCGTTGCTAAGATATTCCATGGCCATCCGCAGCGCAGTCTGCCGCTCGGTTTCGTTCAGCCCGACCAGCTTTGCCATGGTCACGCCGTTCTTGGTGGCGGAAGTGATGCTGTCCATGCCGCCCTTCGTAAGTGCGCCACCCATCGCCGCGTCAAACGCGCTCTTGATCCCGGCGATCCGCTGCGGGTTGCCGTTGGCGTAGTGGAATAAATTTCTCGCGACTTCTCGGACGTTGGCAGCCATCGATTAGGCCGCCATGTCAAACATCGAAGCCGGGTATGATCTTAAGCATCAAGGCAGCCACGATCTGCATCGCCTCAACGTCCCACGCGTGGTTGTTGTTGCGCGTCCGCGTCCAGCGATACTCGACCTGCTTGGTCTTGGAGTTGGTCACCTCTTTCTTAACTTCGGAATCAATCTGCTTGAGGAAGTCCGGCGATACGTCGTCGGGGATGTCCCACGATCCGGCGATCCCTGTGCGGTGCGCGTGCAGAATGTCTTTGATCCGGTCGCTCGCCCAGTGCGAGTAACGGGCTTTGCCGCCGCCGCTGGCGGTCGCGTCCTGAAATCGAGTGAACGGCCGGTGGATCACGTCGCCGTTTTGTTTCTTGTAGGCGAATGACTTCTGCCCGCTCCCGTGAAGTGCTGTCCAGTTCATCCGCGCACAGGCCGAATAGACCTGGTCGGTGTCATAGCCAGCATCGACGAAGACCATCTGCGGCTTGATGCCGTAGCGAAGGGCAAGATCATGCACGCCGTCGAATGTCTCGATCCGGCCATACCACAACAGCATCGATTCACCGCTCGCCCGCCATGCCCGCACGCCTGCCCAGAAGTGATCCCGCTGTTTGTCCACGGTCAGGAAACGGTGCGCCTCCTCCTCGATCTTCTGGCCGGCGGTGAACTCGCTGACGAGGTAGCCATTGCCGACAAGTGCCGCGCGGTTGTCGGTCAGATCCTCCTCCCACGTCTCGGCCAGCCGCTTTTGAATAAACTGCCGCAGCGGATCCACGTTGCCGACGCGCATCGCGGCCTTGGCCTCGAGCCATAGCAAGACGATCTCCCAAAGCGGCTTGCGCCAGTTGGCCAGCACGTTGTAATGGAAGCCGACATGGCCGGGCATACCGACCGCAGTTGCGACGTATTGCCCGCCCTCGGCCAGTGCTCGCCGCGGCTGTGGCGAGTCCGCGCACGTCCAATCACAATCGGCGTTGTCGCATTTCAGCCGGGCGAGCTGCGCCCGTGCCAGCGGCTCCAGCGTGTCGTCCTCATAGCCCACGACGTTGCACCATTTCCACGGCTGCACGGTGCCACAGTCGGGGCAGGAGAATGAAAACTCACGCTGGTCGGAATGTCCCCACGCTTTGTCGAGGTCGTCGCCCTTCACGCCGGCTTGAGACAGGATGAAAAATTGCCGGTTCCACCGATCATGCAAACGCCCGCGCGCTTCGTTCAACATGCCGGGGCGATACTGCCACGCCTCATCACAAAACACCCGGCGCATCGATTTGGATTGAAGGCCGCTTAGGTTTGCTCCGGTCAGAAACAGGCTCATGTGCGGAAACAAAATCTGCATCTTGCGTTTCTTGTGCCGATCCTCCGGCAGCAGCGCAGCCGTCTCCGGCGTGTTGCGGATCGCGTAGTCCATTCGCGTCTCTGCCCAGTCCTTCAAATCATCATCGGTCTGACCGACCAGCAGCGTCGGGCCGGGGTCTTCAGCGATGATGTATTGCAGCGCAGCCTCCATGAACGTTGTCTTGCCGGTGCCGATGGGTGCCAGGATGACGACCTCTTTCGCATCGGCGTTGGCCACTACGTCCAGCGGCTCGACCTGCCACGGCGCATTCGATGTCGAATATTTTGGCGTAAGTCCGTCTTGGATCGCCACGCGGTCGGTCGCCCACTCGCTCGGTGGTAGCCGGGCGGGCGGTCGGCAGGCGCGTTGAAATACGCTTAGAAGTTGATCAATCGCTCGCATCGTTCTCCCATATTTTGGCGGTCGATTCGGAAAGCATTGCCATGATCTCATCGACCTTCCCGCGAATGATTCGTTGCATCGCCGGTGGGTCGCAGCCCTCAAGCTGTGGCGGCAGGTCTGCTTCCATCCGAAGGATCGCAGCTTTTACCGCAGCCGCGATGCGGATCAGTGCCTCGTCAACCATCGACTTCGCCACATATTTCCCAGCCGCCTCCCGCAGCTTGTAGGCGTTTAGCAATCCGTCGATCTGGATCTTGACCGTCTGCGCCTGGTGCTTGTCCGTGACGTTTGAAAGCTGCCGAATAATTGACTCAATGTCGATCTGCGTCGGGTCGTCGCCGGGTGCCTCAATCTTTGCCGCCAGTTTCGGCATGAACTCAGGCTTGAGCGTCGGCGGAATGCTACGCATGCGACCAATCCGCAGCCTCACTTCTTTGTCGGAGTTGACGTTCACGCCACATCGTTTCCAACTGCTAAGCGTAGGAATCGAAACGCCGATCTGGGCAGCTCGGTCAAGTGCGGTTGGTTTTTTTTTCATAGCGGAAATGAAACGGTCGTTGGGAAATGACCCATAAAAGTTTGTAGGGATGATGCGGAACCCCGATGGTTTTTGGCGGGCGGGAGCCTCCTTACCGGGGGGGCTAAGCATCAACGACTTGCCTCCAGTAGCTCGCGGATGCGCTTCGCCTGCGCCTCAATCGGCTCGACGAGCGCGAGAGCCTTGGTCAGCCGTTCACGATCCCATCGCTCAATCTCCGGCGCCATCTTGCGCTGCCAGAGCGCGAACGATTGGCATATGCCTTCGATGGTGACGATGGCGCGGCTCTTGTCCTCAGGGTTGAGGGCTGGCTTCTCAGGTTTAGGCTCAGGCAGGCCGAGTGCGAGCTCCATCTGCATCTCGGCCTCTGCTACGTAGTCCACGCCCCATCGTGTGCTTGCGTAGTCGCGTGACTGGCGAAGCCATAGGCGGGAGGATGCCCGGCAAAGCAGGATCGTGCGGTGCATCTCTGCCCATGCGTCTTCGGTGATGTCTGTCGGGATGTGGAGCGCGTCAGGCGCGAACGTGGTTGATTCGGTAATGTTCATTTCTTTCGTTTGGCTTGGAGTTTGGCTTGGATCACGGGATTGGTTGCGGCCTTAGCATACGTTTTGCGTGTGCCTTGGCGTTTGCGGAATGTCCGGTTGTCGAAGGCACCTATGCCCCCAGCAAGCACGTCACGCCATGCAAGCACGTAATGCGAGACAAAAGCACGGGTCACACCTAGCTCCCTGGCGATCTCCGATTGGCTGTGAGCGCCGTTGAGTTGATCCATGCCGAAGGCGATTGCTAAGGCATGCACCTGAACGTTGATGTTGCGGCTTTGAATCAGCAGGCCTATGACGCTGGCAAGGATCTGCGCTTGTCCACGGCGTGCTAGGTCTTCTCGGTCGGCTATGATGCGCAGGGCAACGGCAATCGAAACGCCGTATTCGTCGGCGATGATCTCCTCGGGTTTGTCGATCATCGCAGCCATGTCTGGCTCGTAGCTGTCAGGCTGTTTTTTCATCATATGCGTTTCATTTGTGATGTAACGTCACATCGGCAGTCAATGCAGATCCATCTGTCTTTGTGCTGAACGGGTGTGCCGTATCGGCAGATTGGGCAGTCGGGCATGTCGGCGAATGATCGCGGCGCGTGGAACGGCTGCCCGGCTGGGCTGTGCGCATCCTTCACGGTCGGGGTTGATTCAAGTCCTCGGTGCATATCATTCGGCGTGCTTGATCTGTGGGTGGTAGTTGGCAAGGTCGGTGAGGATCTGGGCTTGCAGCCACGCTGGGGGAGCGCGGCGACCGCTGCGCCAGTCGTATGCAGTCGGCAGCGAGCAGCCTATGGCGTTGGCGATGTGGCGTGCGCTGTATAGCTCGACGCGGGAGCGGAATGAAATCTGACGTTTTTCGGATGTCATGTGGGGATGTTGGGTAGTTCTGTAAGAATTGCAATGCCTAAATTTTTAGTGGTTTGATC